ACATGAGATGACTTATTTTAACATATTTGCGAGTTTGTGAACACCATCTATCGAATCAATCCTTACTACTGGCCCGCCCTTCCAATTACGCATAAACTCACTTTGAGCCTCAGTAAATTTAGCCTTTTCACTCGATTTAATTTCAACAAGAATAGTATGAGTGTTACCAATTCCCACCATAATGTCAGGAAACCCTCTACCAACATGAGAAGTAATATACACATTAAAACCTAATTTTCTAAATTCTTCAACAATTTCATTTTGATTCTTATCTACTCTTTTAGCGTATGTCATTGTATATTAATAAATTTGTGTTATAAATCGCTATTATAAAGGGGTAAATATGAAATACTCTACTGATGAAGAATTTATACGTGTTTGGCGAGAATTTAAATCTGCTGCTAAAGTGTCTGAATTTTTTAATATGGATCTTAGGGCAGTTTATAAAAGAAGAAAGAATTTAGAAATAAAACATGGGCTTTCTCTTGATTCTGATCATTTTACTGCAAAGCCTACTAGATTAGTTACTCCTGGCAATACTCGCAGAGAATTAAATATAGAGAATGGAATGGTAGTGGTATTTTCGGATGCCCACTTTTGGCCTGATGAACCAACTCCTGCCTATCGAGGATTATTAAAGTTTTTAGAAACATACAAACAAGAAATTAAATGTGTAGTCAATAATGGTGATGCGTTTGATGGTGCTTCAATATCTAGGTATCCATCAATAAACTTTAATAAATTACCTACTGTCAAAGAAGAACTTGAGGCTTGTCAAATATCTTTAACTGAAATAGAAAATAAAGTATTAAAACAAACACCTTTAATCTGGCCAATGGGAAATCATGATGCTAGATATGAGAGTTTAATTGTCAATAAAGCACCAGAGCTTCAAGGTTTGATGGGTACGCAATTAAGGGACTATTTTCCACTTTGGCAGCCTTGTTATTCACTTTGGATTAATCAAGATACAGTTATTAAACATCGTTACAAAGGTGGGGCGATGGCAGGTAGAAATAATACCTTGCATGGTGGGGTTAACTTTGTTACTGGTCACACACACGTTGGAGCGGTTAATCTATTAACTGACTATAACGGCACAAGGTATGGAGTTCAAACTGGCACTCTTGCTGATCCTTTAGGAAGACAATTTGAATATGCAGAGGATAGTCCACGCGATTGGATGGCCGGATGGGCAGTTCTTACTTTTTATAAAGGTAAATTACTTATGCCTGAACTTGTAAGAGTATGGGATAAGAATCACTTTGAATTTAGAGGCAAAGTGCATGAAAGCCACTCCTAAGATACTTGAATCAATTTATTGTTTAATCTGCCAACTGCCACCAGTTAATAAATGGAAGATGCCTAACACAGCAATGATTGACTTTAAAGTAGCTGATAAGGTCTTCCACGATGGTGAAGAATGTTACGCAACATATACTTTTAATGGTGAAACTGATTTACATGAAATCCTAATTTCCCGTGAGATGAATCCAAATTTTACGATTTTACTTTCCTCAATGTTGCATGAAATTATACATATGAGAAGATTAAATAAATCTGAAGATTGGCATTTGCATGATGCAGTCTTTAAGAAATATGCTAAAGAAATATGCGAAAACTATGGGCTTGAAAGAATAGGGTTTTGATTCATAAAGTGAGCATTAAGTAACAAAATGTATGATTTATGATACAAATGCCTACTTTAAGTAACATTACGCAGAATAAATTAAACCTTTAAAAGCCCGTATTCAAATAATTCTCCAATTGTTCTTCGATGGGCATCCTCCCAGAGTTCCATTCTTTCTGTTTTAGACATTGCTCTGCCTTGATCAAGTCCCATGTGACACAAGTTACATAAAGCAGCGATTCTATAATCTGCCGATTTAATTCCTGTGCCTTTGCCATCTCGTTGTTGATTACTGTGTGCTGCGATAACTGTTCCATCTTCTATTCCACAAATTTGACAAGGTAATTTTCTAACAATTTCTAGTAATTTTTTATTTCTATAATTCATGTTTTTGTAAAATAATCTTAATTTTTGTATTATTTTGTTTTTATTTTAAGATATTTTTAATATTATCTTAAAATTTTATCTGTTGTTCTGTTACTAGCTTCTTGTGATCGCCAGACTTCCAAATGTAATTTAGCAGACTCAATTTGTAATTTTAAAGAAGTATATATTCTTTTAGCTTCTGCATAATCAATTGACCATTGTTCATAGGCTTTAGAACTGTACGCATCCATTTCTTTCATTACTGCTGACACTTGGGTACTTTCTTTCATTTGAATAGCTTTAATAGCACTTTTATATGATTCTAATGATGTTAGATTTTTATCAGCTAAAGCATATTGGTCTGTTAAATCTACAATTCTTTGTAAGTGATCGTGTGGATTAATCATTTGTTTTCTTTAATTTATGTTGAAGAATCATCTCATTTTTAAGATACTCAACTGCTTTAACTCCTCTTTGTTTCTCAATTAAATCTAATTCTTTTCTTCTTGTTTGTAAAGGTAATGTAAGCATATGACGAGCTTCGCATGAATTTCTGTGTTGTTCTGAATATGTATCAACATTGTTATTACTCATATAACTCCTATATTATTAACTTTACCTTTGGTGAAAGACACCTAGCCATCCTAGGTTGCCTTCAAACGATCCTTTACCTTCGGAGCCTCGTCACCCGACAGTCTTTCGTAGAATAGGCACTATCTTCGCCACCTATTTGTGCAGTATTACATCTACTTTCCCACAGTTCTGCTTGTATCGTGACCGCTGTCGTTACCCGACCAGTTCACAACCTTAACTTTTATTGTTTGGTAAGTTTAGACCAAAATTTTTACTCTGCCAACTCAGGCCAAACTAAATGCCAGCTATTAGGAAATAAATCTTTACGAGTAATAAGCCCATGACTTTTCTTTTCTAATAAAGCACCTAAAAACATTAACTGTAAAGCAGGAATTCCTCTAGTTTTCCAATGATGAACTGCTGGAATACTTACTTTACACAAAGATGCTACTTCATTAATTCCACCTAGCAAACTTATTATTTGAGAATCTGTTAATTTCATGTTTACCTTTGTTTTCCATTACATGATTATTTTACATCATTTTTCACAAAAATAATTACAAATGTTTTTTTTATTGGTATAATTATCATATTGTTTAACTAATAGGGGAGAAAACAATGTTTGATAATTTTGATATGGAAGCTGATATTCAAGAACAAAGAATGTTTTTTGAAGAAAAGCAAGTAAGAATGGTTGAGGCTTTGACTAATATGGAAAAAGGTCTTGCAACTTTAGAAGATAAACAACTTATCTGGTCTGAGTGTGGTTTAAGCCGTAGTTTGTTTATGAGTTTAAGGAGTGTTAAATGAAACATAAACACGCAGATTTAATTAAGGCTTGGGCTGATGGTGCTGAAATTGAACAAGCTTGTAGAAATGGCATAGGAGAAATACTTTGGTGTCCTTTTAAAGGTGATTGGCAAGAACATTATGAATACAGAATTAAACCAGAACCAAAGCCTGATATTGTTCTATTTATAGGTGCTACTCTTGATTTTGTTAGCAAATTAATACTTGTTAAATATGATGGAGATAATCTTAAACTCACTTTTGATGGTGAAACAGGCAAACTTAAATCAGCAGAGGTGATTTTATGAAAGTCTATAAAAAATTAATTGACGCAAGAAATATGTTGGCATCCGTAGAATTAGCAAAGTCTGGGCATAACAAATTTGCAGGTTATAAATACTTTGAACTTGGTGATTTTTTACCAGCAATTCAAGTTATTTTTAAAGAAGTAGGATTAGTTGATGTTATTTCATTTACTGCCGATACTGCCACAATGACAATCTTTGATGTGGAAGATGGTAGTTTTATTGTATTCACCAGCCCAATGGGATCAGCTTCCTTAAAGGGATGCCACGAGGTGCAGAACATTGGTGCAGTAGAAACTTATCAGCGTAGGTATTTATATACAACTGCAATGGCTATCGTTGAACATGACGCATTAGACGCGACTACAACTAAAGAAGAACTAGAGGTAAAGATTTTAGGTTGCACACCACAACAGATTACCTCTATAAACGCTTTGATTGAACAAACACAGTCAGATGTAGCACGACTATGCAAGTTCTTTGAAAAGCCTTCTATAGCCCTTTTAGATAGAGTACAAGCCAACCAAGCAATCGAAATGTTACAGAAAAAATTAGGAGAAACAAATGTCAGTTAATAAAGCAATAATTCTTGGTTATGTAGGTAAAGAACCAGAAACAAGACTTTTTTCAAGTGGTGATGCAGTTACTAATTTTAGTATCGCTACTTCAGAAAGATATAAAGACAAAACAGGTGAAATGAAAGAATCAACGACCTGGCACAATATCGCAGCGTTTGGTAAGTTGTCCGAGATTTGTAGTCAGATTGTCCACAAAGGTTCACAAGTTTATGTTGAAGGCAAGATAACAACTCGCAAGTGGACAGACAAGTCTGGAGTTGATCGTTACATGACGGAAGTTAAATGTGATGTTGTTCAAGTGTTAAATAAAGTAGAAGGCAGTAAGGAAGCAGAAGTAGGAGCAGTAAGCACTCACGCAAGTGATATGTTAAATGACATGAACCAAGAAGTGCCGTTCTAGGAGCAATTATGGATAATATGATTCGTGAATATGTTGCAAATAACTCAGAATCATTTACTCTGCCAGTTGGAGTAGATGAGGAGCGTAAGATTTACCAATTTGATGAAATAGCGTTAATTCGCTTTGTTAATCAGGTAATGAATCGGACTAATGAGTTATCTGCAATCGTATATTCTTAAATAAATCAACTTTAGCGAATCATGTTTAGGCATGAACAGAGTAGTATTCACACAATTTTTAGGGGAAATTATGTTAGTAAAGAATGAATCAAATTCGCAGCATTGGTATGACAAAGAAGGCAAACCAGCTTATACGATAATGGGTAAGAATGGCAAAGAAAGAAATACAACAGTTCGTGACGCAAGAGAACATGGATATTTACCAAGTGTAACTACAATTATTGGTTTGCTAGATAAACCAGCTCTTACTCGTTGGAAGATGGAACAGATGTTATTGGCTAGTATGACCTTGCCAAGATTAGAAAACGAGTCAGAAACCGATTATATTGCTCGTGTAGTGGAAGATTCGCGATCCACAGGCAAAGACGCAATGAATCGAGGCACAGAGATGCACGATCAGCTTGAGTTATTTTATAGTGGTGTTTACATGATTGAATATCCACAGTTTGTATTGAGAACAGAAAAAGTTATTACAGAGTTCTTTGGCCAACAAGAATGGAAGTCTGAAGCATCATTTGCTCATAATGGTTTTGCAGGTAAATGTGATTTACACGCACCAGGCATTGTTATAGACTTTAAGACTAAGACAGATTCATTAGATAAAGCCACAGTCTATGCAGAACATATGATGCAATTGGCAGCGTATCGTGAAGGATTTGGTATGCCATCAGCAAGATGTGCAATTGTCTTTGTTAATGACACAGAAACTAAAGTATGCGAAGTTTCTGAGGATGATTTACAGAAGTCTTATAAGAAATTTACCTTGTTAAAAGAATTTTTCTACATCGACAAGGGTCTCTAATCTAGGTCTGGGGGAGTGAGTAATTCCCCCTAGTTGCTCAAACGTGACTTCCTCAGACCTTCCTCAAAATATTTTAAACTATTTTACATTGTGAAATGAAAACACTTGCCAATACCATTTACATTAGTTAATATTTAGTCATGCAGTAAATTTTATTAATAATTAATTAGGGGTAATTAAATATGAACACATTAACAAACATCAACGCAATCTCTGCTGATACATTAGGCACATTACTTGCACAAATCGCTGACCTTACTAAACAAGCTGACATGATTAAAGATTCATTTAAGGATCAAGCAACTATCAGCGACAACAAAGTATTTGAAGGTGCTTTGTTTAAGTCTACAGTTATTGAATCTAATCGCAATGTAGTTGACTATAAAGCTTTGTTAGCAGAGTTAAATGTATCTGCTGATGTAATTGCTAAGCATACAAAAATTACTGCTGTGTTTGCAGTTAAAACAACTTCTAAGTGAGATGACAATGGAACAAGTTCAAATTAAACGATTAGATCAAGACGAGCTATCTGCTGCAATATTTTACAAAGCAAAGCACATGGGATATTCAACAAGAGAAGCTCAAGAATTATTTAATGCAACTCACAAAGCATTAGAACAATTTTTATCTTTTTCAGCATTTGCAGGGCCATCTGGGGAATAACATGAAAATATTATTTGAAGCCTTAATTGGTGCTTGTGTAGTCTTTGGCCCAGCTCTTACCATTTGGGCTTTACAAGACCCAACATACCAAGTTGATTGCAGAAATGCGACATATCCGATTGCAGTAGATTTATCCAAACTAACTATTGAAAGGTGTAAAAAATGAGTCAATATGAAATCATCATCAAAGCATCCAAAAAACGCTTTATTAGCCCTTTGGACTGCTTACAACTTGGTGGAGGTATGAAGTTATCAACTCGTATTGGAGAGCTTAAACAAAAGGGTTATGTGTTCTTGGATAAGTGGAACAAAGATAAGAGTTTTAAATTATATAAATGTATTTCAGAGCCACAAGGAAAAAATTAAATGCCAAGACCATATAACAGAAGAAATGAAGCCATTGAAGAACCATTAATGAAAGTAGGGCCATATCAAGAAGTTAATTCAATACCAGATTTAAGCATTCAAGAAATAGAGGACATATGGAGGCAATGTTGCCCAATGCCAGGCTTTAGTCCATTAGATATTCATCAATTTAGTAATGCAATTATTTTAAAACTTAGGGAGAAAACAAATGGTATCAATCATGCTTAAAGTAGTGCAAAAGGATCATCTAGGCTGGTGTGTGGAGTTTTGTCCAGAGTTTGATACCTTATCCTCGCAGCAGAAGTTAGACCTTATTCAAGATGCTTTATATGATCTCAATGTTAAATATAAGGACGTTAATGAAAATTACTGAACCAGACTTAAACAAAGAGCCTAGCTGGGAAGAAATAGGAAAAGAGATTGGCATGAAGATGGATGCCACTTTTATGTTTAACAAGAGAATCCTTGATAAAGTAAGAACCAGACTTGAATCTCAAGGGTACAAAGCAACAGATTTTTTTGAGGTGAACAAATGAGTGAATTAGTAAATAAATATCAAGATCAACTTGACCAGGCTCTTGCATTGGCAGAAAAAATAAATAAAGAAAAATCATATTTAATTGATTTATTAATTAAAGATACATCATCATCAACAACTGCAATTATTAATAAATACTTAGACTGGCTTGAAGAAAATGAAAGATAAAAATGTACCAAGATTGGCTCAAGATAATAACAAGGAAGTTGCTGCGGAACTTGGTATTACTGAACAAGGTGCTTGGGATTTAAAAAAGAGAGCGTTAATTAAAGCTAAGGCCTTGTTAAAAAAACGAGGTTACAAAGCAAATGATTTTTTTGCGGAGAGTAAAGATGAATGAACCAGTAGCATTACGATACGACTTTGATGGAAATGGTTATTTATATATGGATGCTGGGAGTGGGTCTGACTGGGCATCAAGGGTTAAAGACTGTGAATTTCTTTATACACATCCAATGCGTGAATTAACTGAAGAGGAAATATTAGAAGTTTGGAAAGAAAATTATGGGGATGTAAATATTTCAAACTTTGCAAGAGCAATTATTAAAGCTAGTAGAGGTGAGAAATGAAATCAATAGATTTGTATTTATCTCTTTTATTAGCACTTGTTTGGGGACTTTGGCTCGGTTATTTAATATGGGGTTATAAATGAAAATGATATTTTTTTGCTTTTTAGTTGCTTTATTTTTATGTAGTTTAACTATTTTTTTAGTGGAGAACATATGT